CTTCTGCTCATGACTGAAGATCCAATCAAATCTAAAGCGATTTTAATTCTCGGTATTTGTGGACTTGACGCTGCCAATCTTCGGCAGAGAGTCGTAGGTTGTCGTAATTGCGCAACATTGAAATATGGTGATGGCGATCCTCGCAACAAAGCCATATTGTGTGTGCAAGACAAACTTAATCCCTATGGTTACACAACTTGTGCAACCTTGGGACAAGTAATGGCTGGAATTGGGAGCTTATATGTTTTCCCAACCGTTCCAGTTGTTCCTATTACCGATGTGCCCCAAGACATCATTAGTTCGGTCCTTCAAACGATTAGATCTCCGGTCGTACAATTTCTTTCTCTTTCTCCCTCTTCTACCTACCCCCGCGCCCATGCTCTCTCTTTTTGTCTGCGTGCTTACCATCTTCAAGCGGTTCTTAGACATGACACGACTACTCCTGAAACTCTTGTTATAGACGTAGGTGGTTCCTATAATGGTTATACCACTATTACTTCTATACATTCAGGTCCCACTTGGTCGTTAATGCCAGTTTTAGATACTGATGCATATAGTCATCCAAAGAGGCCATCTTGTTCTTGTTCTCATTCATTAGAACAAGAATGCCTTTGTTGGATGCCAACTACCAAGTGTAGTAGATGTCTAATACTCTTGACTGATGTATCCTACTATGTCTCACCTTCATCCGTGCTTAACCTTGTGTTGAAAGTCCATAACCAATTATCCATTCCCTATGATCATATCCGTGTAGAATCTCTTATGTTAATATACGGGCCCGATCAATGGGGTTGTGATTCTCGTGGTAGTGGGTTTTTCATGCAACGCACTGATATGAGGTCAAAGACTTGGCGTGGATTGTGTGATGTATGTCATACTATTTTCCACCCCAGACAGGCTTACATCAGGTATATCTCTACTGGTCATATACATCGTGACCATAGCGTTGTACAGCAAGTTTCAGATGAAGCTTGCGATGGTTATTCCAACAATATGCAGTATGAGAGAGAATGGCTAGCTACATCTACTTTTTGTGTGGTTGGCCGTTTGCGTGGCGTTTCCCTCGTTTCACTTGCTATGTACCTCTTACCTCGTTCTGTTCGTAACTTCTTTTTCAGACAGTTGGTCAAGTTCAATACTCATATTCAGTGTACTCTCAAGACTGAACACCTTGGTCCACCTACTTCACGTTACCATGTAACTAAGTTTATAGGCATTTCTGAGACAAGGGGCCTTTTGCCCTTTGCCCCAAGAGTACCCTTGCAAACTAAGCCGTTGCATAAGGTAATACCTTTGAAGTTTATGGACAATGGAGTTCAGTATTACACTGTTATACCTGAGAACTTGACTACATTGTTGATGAAAAATATCCATGTCTGCACCCGCTCTGATACCCTTACCTACGGCTCTGTCTACTCTATAGTGGCAAATGCCGGGTTGGCTGAGGGTTCTTATCTTACTCCACTTGTTTCAAAGGCATTGGTTGAATTTCTGGTTTCTATGGTTACCCCTTCTGGTGGTAATGTTCCCAGATTGTCGTTCAAACCTTTACCTCAATTGGATAGTACAGCGGTTGTGAAGTCTGGTTTCAGCCCTCGTGTTGGGCAGAATGGAGTCACGTTCGTTGGTAAGGGGCTTGTTCCACCTAGTAATTTCCCGCCCTTCTCTTTTATTGGTTGCCATCACAATGATTATCTTGCTGTATGTAGTAGAATATGTATGGCTAAACTACCAGTCAAGGATCCTCCTTGGCAGGCCGCTCTAGATCTGTGTATGGCAAATGGCGTTTTGTTGCCAACCAAAATAGAACCATTAACATTTTCTCGTTGGTTGGAAAACCTTGAGAAATCTTTATCTTTCAAGGCGTTGTTGATGGAAGCTCATAGAGATGTAGCTTATGGCTGGAATACTAAGTACAGCTCTTATTCGTGTTTTACTAAACATGAATTACATCCGCATGAGAAGTTAATTGATGGTGTTCCTAGATTGATATCCTCAATGACTCCTCAGATGTATGCTGCTATAGGCCCATGGTACGTACCGTTTGCCCAGTATTTGCATAGTATATGGTCTGTTCATGACAATGCCGTTCCCCCTATCATTTGGGGTTCTGGCGATCCTGTTATTCTAGGCCATATGATGTATACCGCCTTGACTTCTCTTGGCGATAGCTTTGCTGTGGAAATGGATGGTGAAAGGTGGGACGCACGCATACACACGGATGCATTGAAGGCTGAATTTGCTTTCTATGAACTGTGTGGCATGAATGGCGTTTGCCGTGACGCTATGTTCTCTCAACTTTATACTAAAGGTCATACCCGTTTTGGTGTTTCCTTTAAGGTTGAAGGAACTAGAAAGTCAGGCACGCACAATACCTCAGGTGGGAATACTATCTTGAATGGCATTAGTATATACTATACCTTAATCAAGATGGGTATTAAAACTACGGACTTTGTCATCTTCGTTAACGGAGATGATTCCCTTGTTTTCATAAAGAAGAAATGTGAATTCGAGTTTTCTCTTAAAAACTTTGAATCTCATATTATTTCTTTTGGTATCTCACCTAAAACCAAAGTACATCCAAATTTTATGAACGGCTCATTTTGTAGTGCAGTTCTTTGGCCTGTTACTTTGACTGACTCTGGGTTGAATCATGTTAAAACAACCAATCGTGAGTCATTTGTATTGTGCGTAAGAACTGGGCGTATGTTGGAGAAACTTGGTTATACTGCAACTCCTGTATTGGCTAATTCTTCTCATGCATTCTTGTATGGGCAGTTATTGAGCCTAGTTTTGCAGGTTCGAGCAGACCCTTTGCTTGGTAGCATTGTGTTAGGTTTACTTTCAAAACTTGACGCAAGTGTTGTCTCGAATGATGTGGCTGTGCGTACTGCATTCAATGCTAGAGCTTACAACTTTGGCTTCTCAAAGGATTATACCTTGGAGAAAGCCTTGTCTTACCCTATCTACTATACCTCAGATAATATCTCTTTGTCCATATCTCGTTATGGTGCAAGAGTTACTCCTGAGGATTGGTTTTCAGATAGGGATAGGATAGTAAAGTTGCTCAAGTCGCATGAATAATACCACTTTCGAGGACCTACCGAGCATTAATGACGCAACTGTAATGGGGCTCAGAAAGTTAGTTTACAGCCCAAGATGATTCATCACACCGGCGTCCTGGTGATGAGCCACACCTCGAACAAGTCTTTGTTCCTGTTCCCTCTTGTTTTCAATTTTTGATCGATGCCTAAGAAAGCTAATTCTCAAGCTAAGCCTCAGAAACGTCGTGTTGACACCGTTCCACGTGCTGATATGCTTACCGCCGCGGAAAGGGATTACATCCAGATGGTTTGTGATCCTTTTGGCGATAGCACAAACGGCACAAATGTTTATGCCAATGTCCGACGTCCATACTCTGCAACCCCTGAAGGATCCGTACAGTTGGTTCTTACTGCTGATTCTCAGATGTCAATAGGTGCTAGTGGAGATCTTGTTGTTCAAGCCGTACCTGTCCAGTCTTCTGGCACGTTCGGCTTTTCCGTGTATGCGGCGACAGGTACTACTGCTGGTACTCTTGCATCTGAAGCGGTACTCATCCCACCTGGATCCACCATTGCATCAGCAATTATTCCTGCTGGCAGGAAATTTCATGTTGACGCAGTTGGTCTCAAAGTATGGTCGTCTACTGCAGCAACAGCTGCTACTGGTATCATAACTGGTGGTATTTCCGATACGGCTATACATCCAAGCGCTTATACTGCTGTGGCAACCCTGCTCAATTCGCTGGGTTCTCAGCAGTATTTTACCACTAATGATGGTATTACGGTCAGATATTCTGATCCACAGTTATCCACCATGCAGGTACCCGCTGACTTGGCTGCAAATGCTGCTACAGCCGCCGTTCTTCGTCCAATGGCGGTTATTACCGGTTTGCCATCGTCTACTGTGTTTGTTCGTGCTATCTGTATTATTGAAGTCTTGTCTGACCAGTCTATTCCTCTGTTGTCAACTGCCAATCCCGTTGGCATTAACTCAGACCTTATGACTGGTATTATCTCACAGCTACCTTATGTAGCCAAGGGCCATTCGTTTCTTGGTTTCATTTCTCGTGCTGCGAAGATTACAGCTCAAGTCATCAAGTTTGCCAACACGCACGTTCTTCCTGTGGCTTCTTCTATTGCCGCTACTGCTATCTAAGCATCGCGAGGTGCCCGCCTAGAGCGGGGGTTTAACACATACCGAATGTGTAGACGTAACTGTGAGTAACGATTACGCCACCCCGCC